CTTTTTAATATTACTTTATTTTGTAAATATCTAGGAGGTATCCATGATATATGAAACCTACCATCTTTATTTGGGTAAAATACAACTTGCGTATCTTTTTGTCCATTTAACCAAGCGAAATTACCTATAGTTATAGACTTGTTATTTTTAACATCTTCATTAAAATCTACTTGCTCATATATTTTTGTTAGATTAAAAAGTGATGCTTTTGCCTCATCTCTAAAAGCGTGTTGTTCTGTTCTTGGAAACTGTCTNTAAAACTCATTTAAAGCATCTTGATCTTGCTTTAAACCATCAACTTCGTTTTGCCAATACTCTATAACACCTTGATCTATTTTAGTACCGTGTGGCCCGTATTTTTCATCTTTTGGTGTTTCGAATATAGGTACGCCATAAGAATCGATGTATCCCTCGTAGTTCCATTCCATAGGTATGAACAAACTATATAGTCCTGAGCGAGTCTGTCCATTGGCGTTTCTTTTTGTAACATCTGAGTCATAATATAGTTTTTTAAAATTATCACCACCTTTNTCTAGAGCGTTGCTCGTAGATCCCATCATGCATTTACCTATAACTCTACTACCTAATCTTAATGTTGTTTTTGTAACACGCCAGTTGTTGAGGATGTTGTTCGGCCTTTCCCATTTACCCGATTCGTCATGTACGAGGAGTTTGAGTTTCTCACCGTCGTAGGAGTTATCACCTGTGTTNTTCCAGTCGATGGTGGTGTCCAATCCCTGTAACTGTTCCTGTGGTTCGTTTGCGAGGATCTTACGCCTCGTGAATTTACTGGCTGGTACTCGGTACGCCAACTCGGTNTTTGGTCTGTCCATACCGTCCTGAATCGGTTTGAAAAAGAAGGGGTAATTAACCGATATGGGTACCACCTTATCTGTGAACATGGTTTTAGCATCCGGCCCAGACTTGGATAATATACCATATCTAGAGTCACTTGATATGGTTGCCAAATTAACAACCTCTCCTGATGCCATAAAGGAAAACCCAGAACGTCTGTTCTTAAGGTAGCACATCCCGTAACATCTTGTATCTGCCTTGCAAGCTTCCCAAAAGATAAAGAATAATCTGTTTGCTTCCCTAAAGTCTGGTTTCCCAACATCAATCTTGGACCACTGCAGGTAGACATAGTGAGAACCAGTAAGATATATAGGCCGATCTTTGTTGTAAAACCAAAAACCTTTTTCACGCCTTTCAAACTCTGTGTCAATATAGTCATACCATTTTTCTTTAAAATCAACTGGATATTTTTCCCAGTCAAAAATAGTTTTTATTCTTTTTAATTCTTTAGGTAGATCTATAAAGGTCCATTTATTGTTTTCGAACTCATGTACATTTTCTTCTAACGGTAAAGCTATTTTAAGATTTTGTATTTCATAAATTTCTCCTATCTTACCTGTTTTTGATATAACAATCATATCATGCTCCTTGTTATATCCATACTCCCAATCTTTTTTCTTATTTCTTTTTTTAAGAATATTAGGTTTTATATGTTCAGATAGTATTTTATATAAATCTTGCTTATACATTATTTAGCTCTTCCTTCAGCAAAACCACCAAAAGATTTTTTTTCAGTTTCTTTTTTTGGTTTTTCATTTAACATATCTTCTTCTTCTTTAATACGATTTAGTATTTCAAAAGCNTCAAATATTGCTAATTTTTTTGTTGCCGCTGCGTTTTTTAAACGATCAGCAGATATATCGTCATCCGAATCTACAATAGGTTCTTTAGCTACCTTTATTAACTCATCAACTGCTCTTTGCCCAGCTTGGATTATATTCTTTTTTGTCTCCTTTATATTCATATTTAATTAAAATGTCGTCAGTGTGTAAACAATATAACAGCTCATTATCAATAACAAATTCAAATTCCCTATTGTTTTTAAACGCTATACAGTCTCCCTCGGTTATTCCCTGAGCTTCTAGCAAGCTATTGTTATATCTTACAACACCTACGTTGTTTAGAGTTTTTTTGTCTCTTAAATCAGATTTGTTTTCTAAAGGTTTTACAAAACATCTTTTCCCAACAGTGCACCATTTAACAAGTCTTTTATACAAATAAACTTGATCTGGTTGACAAAAAAAATGATCTTCATTTAAAAGCTTACTGCTATCAACTTTTTTACCTTGCTGGTTATAATAACTTCTAAATACATTGTGGTGTATAATAACTTCGTCACCTTCTTCTATTGGTGTGTTTATTGATGTCGGTGTTGATATTACAACAGCTTTTCTGTTTATAAACTTATGATCTTCAACAGTAGAATTTAATATTAATTTTTTGTCACCAACTTCTAAATGGTTATTATAGCGATCACCAACTGGCATCACTATAAAATCATGTACAGATTTCATTAATACTGTAAATCATATTCAATGGATATTGCCATGTTAGAATTAAATTTTTTCCATGGCAATACCGCATTATTTTTTTTTATAAAAATATTATAAGAGTTATCTGGCTCTAAAAGTATATGAGATATAGTGTGACCACCGTAAACCTCTTGACCAACAGAATAATGCATTGCATCGTTCTTGTAATCAGAACCTATACTTATTTTTCTTATAATAGAATCCATTTTATTTTTTGTCTTCTATTTCTGTATAAGTTCCGTCNTCAAGATTAATGTTTACAGCACCATACTTACTTTCTAACATAGCTTTAGTCTCTTCAACTTTTTCGTTTAATTTATCTAATCTATGTAGTACAATATGTTTATTGCTTTCTAAAACACCAAGTTGATTTAGAAAAGTGTTAACTTCTTTTTGTTGTTCAACAACTTTTTCTAACTCTTGTTTTGTAATTTTTTTTGTTTTTGCCATTTTATTAAATTTAAATTGATTATTACTTACTTCTATTATTACTTATACTTTTAAACTTTTCCGCTCCACGCGAACCAAAGTATGCAACATAAACTGTTATTAAGAGTGATTTTAATAAATCTACCCAACTGTTGTCTACGTCGAACTGCATGTTTGCGCTTTCTAGTATTATTAATATAACTAAAGATATAGTTAAAAATATAAGCGTTAAGGGCCTAGTATTTTTACTAAGCCATGAATCACTACTCATATCTGAAGACCATCTTTTAGATACCTCCTGCATTTCANTCATGTCTTGCTCTAGTAGTTTTAACGCTGTTTCTTTATCCTGAGGNGGTATGTCTGGATCATTATGTATTAAGTTTTTAACTAAACCTAATAAGCCTTTGTCTGGCATCACATCTCCTATGGCATTTACAAGACCTGATTTACCTAACAAAAATTTACCGACTTTAGTATCTTTAAATTTTTTCTTATCACTCATTACATTTTCTTTTCAACAACATACTTAGCACCTGGAAATATATAGTCATGACCAGGATACATTACTTTTGTATATCCTCTATCATCAGTGCCAAGTACTTTAAACTTAACACCTTTCATAGTTATATGACCTCCGGGAATAACATTATATGGTTTATTAACGTCGGGACTATTTTTTTTATAACCCTTGATACTCATATTAATTACATGGAGGACATGGAGGACAATTTCCTCTTGACACGTTTCTTGATCGTTTCTTTGTTTTTCTTTTTCTTTTACCTCTTTCTATAGAATCACCTATGTTGTCTACTAAATTAGTAACACCTTGACCTATTTTATCAACAGTTCTAGTAACAACATTACCATCACCATCAACATCTCTAAACATAGTGTCTTTAGGAGTTTTTGTTTTTGACTTATCTTTAGTCTTATAGATAGATCCACCAGAAATAGTCATATCTGGTTTTTTACCAGGTGTTGTTGGTACTGGTATTTTAACATCAGCTGATGGGCCTGGTGTTTTAAATTCAACAGGACCTACTGGATCTATGTTTAAAGCACTAAGAGGTTCTAGTTTGCTACGAGTAGCTTTACCTGTTTTGGTTACATTAAATCTACCTCTTCCTGGTTGACCTTTTGAAGCTTCCAATGCAGCTAGTTCTTCTGGAGTTTTAGCTTGTCTAATGTTAGTAACTGTAGATTCGTAATTTCTTGTTTCTCTGTTTTTAAGAGGATTATTTTTAACATCTTCATCAGCTTTTGCCTCTGCTTGAGCTGTTGCTTGAGCTTGTAGTCTTTTTTCAGTTGCCTCAATTATTGCTCTATCCTCATCACTTACTTGATAACCACCAGTTGTCTCAATGCTAGTTTGGTTTATGGCTGATGCATTTCTCATTCTAGGCCCATCACCTGGTTGTTTAATTACTGTTTCAACACCTTCATCATAAGATCCTTTTACAATTTTCTTATCTACAGTGTTAAACAAACCTTCTGTTTTCTTTCTTCTTACAGAATGACTCGCGTCTTCATCTCTAAAAATAGGTTGATTAGCCTCGTATGCAGCAGCTACATCTTTAGCTCTTTGTCTACGAGCTTTACCAGTTGAGCCTAGTCCAAGTGGATCTAGCTTAACATCTTTTGGATTAACTCTAGCTCCGCGTGTTACTTCTCCGGTGTTCATATCAACATCGTAATCGTAACCTTTACGCATTGCTCTTCTTACTTGTCTTTTTACCTTTCCCGCAGAAGCTCTTTGGTTTATAGGTTCAAGACCTCTCATTTTAAATGCCATAGTTTTAATTTTATACGTTATATTTAGTGTCTTTATATTTTGTGCCAGATAATTGGTAAGCTTGTGCTTCATACCCTAATTTTTTAGGATCACCCGACAAAGCTCTGGCGCTATGCTTAGGTATTGTTTCACCTCTCCAGTATACATAGTTATCNTCGTAATCTAGTTCACCAGACTTCATTTGAGCTACATGTACTTCTTCATGACCTTTAACTTCATTATGAAACTTAGGGTCTAGCTTTTCATTAAGTATTATAACTCCGTTTCTAAGAGATTCACCTAGTACACCAGGTCCTAAATCTCTTTGATAAATAGGTGTGTTAGTGGTTTGATATGGACTTGGGCCCATAGCAAAACCTTTGCTGTTTAGTTTTATCATTTATTTTTATTAAATGGCAGCATTCTGTTTAAAGCCTCTTTCCTACCTTCACAACCACACGGAACGTTTAAACCTTTAGATACAGCATCAACAACTGCTTTTATACCTGTAGGTCGAGTTATTCTATTTTCAATAAAATCACCTAACCCACGTTCTTGCCTGTAGCTAGCCCAACTCATTTTATTTTTCTTTAGCTGCTTTTTTCATTGGCTCTTGCTTATTACCGTCGCCATCTAAATCAAGATAATCAGGTTTAGCTCCACCACTCTTCTGAGCTATTTTACCTTTAGGTTTATTACTATCACCCATATCGTTATATGAAGCTGACATATAATTTAATGGTTGATAACCACCAGCTGGTTTATCTTTATAATTACTATTAGCACAGTGTTTACTTAAAAAAGTACCACCGCCTACTTGATGACCTGGCCCGCAATGCATGATTTTACCATGATCGCCTTTCATACCAATTCCTAATTTTTTACCGAGTCCTCCAACTAGCTTTTGAGCTCCAGCACCAGCTAATGCGCCAAGTGCTGCACCTAAGAACTTTGGATTTCCGTCTGTACAGTGTCCCATAATTTTATTTTTTTAATGATGTTCTTTATCGTATTTTAAATCTCCTGCTAGTTTTGAAATATGTTTTTCATCTGCAGTCATTTTCTCGTCACTATGCCCATGATGAGCATCATACAATACGTCTCTTTTTAAATAGTCCATATGAGCAGCATCATCTCTTTCTGCAGCCGCTGCATTACAGTTATTTACAGGCGTATGTGTATGATTGTCATACTTAGCGTAATGAGGGTGATTACCAGTATATTTACCAGTATGTCCTTTTTCGTAATCGCAACATGCTTTTCCCATAGTTATAATTGTTTATCTGTTTTATAAGTTTTATATATTCCCTTAGCTACTTTTGCAGCTTTTTTAGGATCTTTAATTACATTTTTAAACCCAGGTATTTTATTAACCTTTTTTAGTATAGCTCCAGTAGGATCACCTGAAGCCAAGTCAGCTATCGTTGACGCAGCCATAGCATAAGGTGTTAAACTAGCAGCTGTATTAAAAGCGCTAGTTCTATTAAAACTTTGTTGAGCATCTGGATTNCCAGCATCAGCCGCATCTTTAGCTCTTCTTAAGTTTGTCAAGCTTGAATGAGTATAGTCTCCTTGATCAGATCTTCCGCCTTGATATGCTACTTTTATTGCATCAAAAGGATTACTAATTATAGTTTTTAGTTTAGTAAATATACTATCCTCTTTATACTCTGATAACATTGGCTGTCGATTAGTACCATTTCCTACTTGAGATTTAAGTTGATCATTTTGTAAATCTCCAAGTTGAGGAAAACCTTTCATCTTAAAAGCCATTATTTTTTCTTTTTCTTTTTACAGCCAAAGTTGTTCGCATAGTTAGCCATCTTAACAACAGCTTCACTATAATCATCTTTCTTTGCCATAACTGCAGACGCAGCGGCACAAGTATCTTTACCAGGCATATTTTTCTTTACCCACTTAGTAAACTTACCTTCGTTTTTTTCTTTTATTTCAGGAAATTTATTTGCCATAATTTACCATTTTACTTTGTTAGCCCAGTATGCTGCGCTAAACACTCCTTTAGCAATATTTTTAGCGTGTCTAGCTTTAAAGCTTTTACGTCTTGCTTTTGATTTAGCGTCTTTCTTTTTACCAGCAGTGCTTACACCTTGCTGGCCAAATCTAATAATCTTCTCTTTACCATCTTTACAAGCCTTTACAATATGAGACTTGGTTTTGTGGCCAGGTGTTTTTCTGGGTTTATTACACGCTAGTTCTGATTTTTTAAATTTGTTTGCCATTTTAATAAGTCCAAATTACATTATTAGATTTACTCTTGTCAATATCTATGTGTATAAAACTACTAGCTATACCTATGCGATCTATACCATGTTTAATAAACAAATCAATTAGCTCAAATCTATCTCTACTAGATTTACAAGCTATATCTACAGCTAAACCTTTTAAATGAGAAGATGACGAAACTCCGCCAACCTTTTCATTATGCGCTTCGGTACGATAACCAGAGTTTATATGTATTGGTTTACCATACTCTTCACGTATCATATCAAGCTTGCTCAACAGTTCTTTGCTCATTAATTGACCACTACCTTGTATGTCAGGCGAGTCAAACTCTTCATATTGAAAGTATTTCATTACCCCATTTGTGCGATTAAAGTAATAGGTCCAGCTTTATAAGCGCTAGGATATTTAAGTACTTGCATACCTGTAATACCAGAGCTAGAACCTGGAGCATGTAGTCTACCATGCTGATTTAAGGGTCCGTCCCATATATGAGATTCACCTACAATACCTACTTTACCTTTACCATACATTTCTGCGTGGGGATCGTTTTTATAATGATTCATGTTGTTTGTTTTAAAATATGTTTCTTAANAAATTACCAAAGCCAGATCCACCTGGTTTTGCTGATTTAAATAAACCTTTACCTTTTTTATCCGAACCAAAGCTAGATAAGTCAATTTTATTAGCATCGTTTCCTTGGTTAGTTTGAAAAGAATTAAATCTATTTGCTTTACGCATCATTTTATTTAAGTTAGCACCTTCAGCGTTTGGGTCAAAAGTTAAATTGCCTTGGTCATCAAACTTACCACCAGCACCAACTATGTTTTGTTTCATGCTAGCATTGTCTCTACCTTGAAAGAATTTTTTAACACTTCGTAATGCGTTGCCCACGTCAGTACCACCTTCTTTTTTCTTAAATATGTTTGTTGGTTTTGGTTGACCTGTTGGAAACATATCCTCTGGACTTTGAGTATAACCGCTAGCATTACCATGCTCTGCAGCGCTAGGCATTCCTGGCTGATGTGTAGTTGTTGCAAAGTTTTCACTTCCAGTAACTACAGCTCCCTTACCGCCATCAGGCATAGGTGGAGGTGTAGATTGTTGTTGTGGCATACCAACACTATGTTTTTGTGTAGCAAAATCACCACCAAACTGAGGTACATTACCACTGCCCATCATGACACCGTCTATACGTTGTTGATCTTTGCCTGTTAAAGCTCCATCACCAAACATGTTGTAGCCTACTGCTTTTCCTTCGGCACTCATGTTTACGTTGCCAGAATCTAATTCGTAATTATCTTTCATAGTTTTTTATTTTTCGTAATAACCAGCAGCTTCGTTTCTTTCTTTCATAGAACCATATTGAGCTACTATTGATTTTGTTTGTAACGGATTAAAAGCTCTTGAGCTTTTGTCTGCTTGAAAGGAAACTTCTTCTGATGGCATCATAGGTGGTGGATTAACCATACCTGTGGAATTTCCTGCTACAGCACTACCACCAGTTCCAAAATCATAACCTTTGCCAAATTCTGTAACTGTATTTGATACATTACCAACAGCTGTATCTTCACCTCCGCCTTCTAATTTACTTAATCTTTCTTCTATAGATTTAAATCTAGAATCACTACCAGGACTTCCAGTTGGTGCAGATGCTGCTGCTGCTGCTCTTGATACCGCTGCTCCTACTCCACCTTGAGCACCACCTTGACCAAAGTTACCCAGAGTTTGTCTACGCTGTATTTCTTTCATAACAGCTGGACCACCCATTGGTCCGTCAGCTAGACTTCTTAATTGCTCATCTGAGTATTTTTTCATTATCATGTTACCCGCAATTCCAAGACCACCGCTTGCTACTCCCATAGTTTATCTATTTTTATCTTTATTTACATTGTATATAGATGTTTGTAATACTTTATCCATATACGTTTTACCTTTCATTATCTTGTTGCGACGTTCGCTGGTCGGTATATCTTCTTCGCCAAGCATAATACGGTACATTCTCTGTATAAGTTGTTTACACTTAAATGAAACTTTATATATGTTATATTTCTGGGTTGTTCTATTGTTATGTCTCCACACAACAATCCAACCTTCTTGTAACAATTTGTTCCAGCGTCTATTGTTCCAACTATAAGAGTAAGTACCAATTTCAAAATCATGCTTGGAAAACATATCCATACAATCAAGATATATAAGTAACTCTAATTCTGCGTCAGTTAAATTGTTGTTTTTACAAGCCCATTTTCTAATTATTCTATAATGTTTGAGCAAGTTTAATTCTTTTAAATCACTTGCATCTAGTCTCATAATACAACTACAACGTCAGAATATTTTATTACATGAAAAATATCTTTATTTATTTCTAATCTTGTTGCTGCTCTTTTATCAAAAAATACTTTATCACCTTCATTTATACCTAGTACATCTGGTCCTACTGTAAGAACCTCTGCCTCTTGGTACCTAACATCTATTCTTTGACTTTCTGTTAAAAGCAAACCTCCTTTTGTTTTCTTTGTCCCAGGAGTTTCCGTTTTAATTACAATATTATACCCTACAGCTTTCATCTAATCTTAAATTATTGATTACACAATCTGTAGATAATATAGTAGTTGCTACTGAAGCCGCGTTTTTAAGGGCGCTTTTTGTAACTAAAAGCGGATCGATAATTCCAGATTCGATCATATTTACCATATCTCCTGTAACCACGTTTATACCAAAACCTTCTTTAGCTATTGGTACGTCGTTTTCAATACCAGCATTTTTTAGTATACAATCAAACGGTTTTTTAATAGCTTGTAGTAATATACTTTCACCTGTTGATTTTGGTTTGATTTGTTGCGAAGCGTTTAGAAGCGCAATGCCTCCACCTGAAACAATTCCCTCTTTTATTGCGGCTTTAGTAGCACAGATAGCGTCTTCGACTCTATCTTGTTTTTCTTTTAATTCTACTTCTGAACTAGCACCAACTTTAACAACTGCAACTTTAGCTGATAATCTAGCTAGTCTTTTTTCAAGTCTTATTATTTCACCTGGAGCTTTAGTCTTTTTTAATTGCTTTTTAATTTCTTTAACAATACTTTTAACTTCATCACTAGGCGTGTCTACTTGAATTATAGTTTCATTGTTACTAGTAACAGATCTTATACATGTGCCTAAATAATCAGGTTGAATTAAGTCAAGTGTATCTCCAAGATCTTCGTTTATAATAGTAGCTCCAGTCAGCATTGCTAAGTCATCTAGTGTATCTTTTTTATTTACACCATATGTAGGAGCGTTTATAACGTTTACTTTTATATTACCTTTAATCTTATTCATTGCTAACGCAGATACAACTGGTTGTTCCATGTCTGCAATTATTAATAAAGGTTTGTTATTTTTAATTACAAACTCTAAAACAGACTGTATACTTCTAATAGAATTTACTTCTGATTCAATAAGTAATACATAAGGGTTTTCTAGTTCAGCAGTCTTTTTTTCTTTACTAGTTATAAAGTGATTGCTTAATAATCCCTTATCATACTGTACACCGTCAACAATATCAACACATGTTTCACCATTGTCGGTTGGTTCCATCATTACTACACCTGTTTCATCTACAGCTTTAAAAGCTTTTCCAATAAGTTCACCTAAGTTCTTATCGTTGTTTGTAGATATTGTAGCAACTTGATCAATCATTTTACCTTCTACAGGTATAGAGTTTTTCTCTAAATACTTAACAACTTTTTGCACACCATTATTAATACCTATTTTAATATCTCTAACTTGATCCCCATTGTTTTGTTGAGCTTCTTCAAGTATAGAGTGAGCCAATAACGTTGCTGTTGTTGTACCATCTCCAGCGTCTTGTACTGTTTGTCTAGCCGCTTGTTTCAATAATGTAGCACCCATGTTTTCAACTGGATCTAATAATATTATAGATTCAGCGACTGTTACACCATCTTTTGTTATAATGGGTTTTCCATTATTATCTTCTAGTATAACACACTTGCCGCTAGCCCCTAATGTGGAGCTAACAGCTTTAGTGAGTTTATCTATTCCTTTAAATACCTTTTCTTTGGCATCGTTACCAAAGTTAAGGTTTTTGACAATTTTGTCTGACATAATTAGATTAAATTTGATTTATATTTATTCAAAGGTTTTAACTACCTTAGGTCCTTTTAGAAAGTCTAACTTTTTAGTGTAGTGCTCTATGCTNCCATCAATAGCAGCTTCAGCACCGTCCATAGTTTCACGTCTAGTTACATCTATCCATAAACCATCTTGGTCTTTATATTCTGTTTGATAAAAACCGTTAGGTAGTTGAACAATTCTCCAGTTCTTTTTTTCTACAAGGTGTTTCCAAAAGTCTTTGGTTTCCTCGGTTACTTGAGGGTTGGAGTTACCCCAAGTATTGGTCTTATAATAAAAATAAGTCATTGGTTTTGGTTTTAAATTAAACTTTGGTTATACGCTCTTAACCGAGCAGGTATATGTTTATCATCACTTGTTTTCAAGTATTTTTACTTTTGCTTCAAGCTCCTGTATTGCTTTTACTAAAACAGGTACAATTTTACTATAGTCAGCTTGTTGGTGATCAGCTTCGCCGTCNTCAGTTACAGCGTCTTTTTCTCCAGTTACAGCATTTGGTATAATTTCTGCTAATTCATGCGCAAAGCACCCGTAATCTCTGTTGTCTATATATTTCCATTTAAAATCATAAACAGGTATTTGCTTTACTAAATCTAAAGCATTAAAATCTTTTGCGTCTGTTTTAAGCCTATAATCAGAACTTGTNTTATATGTGGTTCCAGAATTTGTTGTTAATATAGAACCCCTAATACTAGAAGTTGTGCTATATCTTTGAAAAACCATCATGTATCTACCGTTTGTAGAATGAAAGTTAGTTTGTAGTTTTACAACTGGATTTGATGTAGATAATGCAGGTTGATAATCTTGATCATTAATAACAAACAAAGGTGCTCCTCCGCCACTATCACTTTGAAAATCAAATTTACCATCATAATTAGAAAGATTAGTACCAAGTTTAATATTGTCAATTTCTCCTCCTAAAGTACCTTTGACTTGCATAAAACCTCTATTAGCACATTTAAATAAAAATGTTTCTTTATTGCTAGAGTTATTAGTTGATGTATATGTAAGCCCACCNGTGTATGAATAGGTAGAATCTTTATCTCTACCTAATCTTATGTTTATACTTGCACTATCACTTGTGCTAGTTGAGCCATGAACTATATCAAAAACAGTTCCATAAATAGCACTTGTGTTATCGTTTTTAAATACAAATTGACCATCTGTCGCGCTAGACCAATCCCAAGAACTATTGTTAAGAAACTTCATTTGAGACCTACCACTATTACCTACACCGTCAGTTGCTTCTATATAAACACTTTTAGCGGTACCGCCAGTTGAACCCCAAGATACAGCTTTATCATTATTTAAATTTAAATCATTTGTTATATCAACCTCACCACCGTAAGTAATATCTACAATCTTATTGCTATCAGTATACCACTCTAAACCACCTCCTACTCCAGATATATAATTAGATGTACCAGTATTAAAGTACAAATTACCTCCGCAAAGTATATTGTTACTTACGTGTAGCTTTTGTTGAGGGGTGGTTGTTCCTATTCCTACATTATCCCCATTATTACCGTTTAATATTAAATCACCATCGAATTGCAATTGTAGTTCAGCGCCACCTGTCGCTTGTCTTGATATATAAAACGGAGCGGTTCCTGCGGTACCTTGAAAATGCATATTAACGGTATCTTGATTACCAGTATTTACAGCTGTGAATCTTAATCCAGATGAAGCATTGCTTGAATCAGCTATTTCTAACTGAGCGCCTGGACTGCCCACACCTATACCGACGTTACCTGTGGTGCCATTTACAGTAAATCTAGCATCTGATCCATTGTAAACATCAAATCCACCAGCATCAACTTCTAAAAAAGTATGACTACCTACACCGCTAATGTCACCAGCTCTAAACCTTGGTGATGGTGTAGCTTCAACAACTTTATTACTGTCTCCATAGTCTACTAAAAATAAAGTGTTAGATGATGTAGTGTTATTTCCATATACATGTAAACCATCACTACCAGTTATATAAGCAGTATAATCACCTGTATAAGAGTTTGACTGACCGATAATAGCCTTGGTAACAGCTTGCATGCTGCCCCAGATAAATTGATTATTTACAAATTGAACCGCCATGCGATTATATTATTTTATTATATTGCAGTTAATAAAGCTTCATAGTCTCCTTGACTAGGAGCTGATGGTAAATTAGTAAAGTTAATTGTCATAAACTCGTTACTTCTAGTAATATCTGGATACACAGTAGCTCCTGCGCTAGTCACAACTTCTACTTTAACATCAATAGCATCACTAACATTGTTACCAAATACATTATTATCAGTTACATCAATCACCCAACCGGTTGTTCCGCTTGGTGCGCCACTCTGTTGAGATACACCACTTACACTAGTATTTAAAGAAATTCTTGTACCTAATGGGTTTGTGCCGTCTGTAGATATAGTAAATACACCATTTGACACTGATACATCTATACCAGTACCATCTGTTACAGCAGCAGCACCTATTTGAGTTTTGGTAGCTGTTAATATACCTACTTCTGGTTTAAGATTATTACTACCTCCAGCAGTACCATCTATAGTTATTGGTGAAACTGAAAGTACATCTGTTACTGTACCACCTGAATCTTCATCTGTCCATTGAGCTGTGAACGTACCCCCATCATTTTGAGTAAACGTCATCGTCTTAGTTGAACTACCTGTTACAGCTGCACTAGCTACATAGTTATCATATGCCTCTGTCCATTGTGTAGAGGTTGCGCTATTAACTGTTAATACATTAGTAGAAGCATCATATGTCATACCAGTATCACCAGCAAGCTCTTTAGTACCGCTCCAATAAGAAACCTGACCAGCTACACCAGCTCCGTCAAGTATTGATGAGTTATCAATTTTATCCCATTGATCAGCACCACCTGCACCATCATCTGTAAATACAGCCCAGTCACCAACTTGCCAGTCGGTAATACCATCTAGATTTGTGTTACCAGCAACTGATACTATATAATAGTTACCTACAGTTCCTTGTCCACTAGTTAGCGTAGGTGAGTTTGTGTTTGCATTCCAACTACCTTTAAATACTAAACCAGCTGGCACTGTAGCTATCATACTATCAACATAAGCAGTTGTCGCTAGCTTTGTTGAATTATCACTGTTTGTTTGAGTTGTAGCACTTGATCCATCAGGCGCTGTAAAACCACCAGTAGGAAACTTAAAGTTTATAGTACCATTATTACCTGTAGTTTCGGTTACAACTATTTGTTTATCCGTACCCTCTATCGTTACAGTAGATTTAACACCTGATCCAGAACCACCCGCTGTTAACTCTAGTAAAGCAGTGTTTGATGCACCAGCTGCTACTGGTAGTGTATATGTTTCATTTGTATTACTTGTGTACGAAGGTACAGCCCAAGTATTATCTTTTGTTAAAAATCTTGATGCTGTAGTACTAGTACCGTTAGATGCTGAAAGATCTACAGTACCTAGATCAACATCACCATCAGCACTAGATGCATCGGTTAAGCTTACATAAGTACCACTTGCTACTGTTAATGTTTCTACAATATTAGAAGGTACTGTTGGTATACTAGGAAAAGTAGCTAAACTACCATCACCTCTTACATATTGTGTTGTGTTACCTGCACCAGCTACTGTTAAAGTACCACTGCTTGTTACTGGAGAGTTTGTTACGGTGAAAGCCGATGGCATCTGTAAGCCAACAGACTCTACTCCACCACCTACTTCATTCCAATCACTACCATCATACGCTCTTAATTCATCGTCGCTTGTATTATAGTACAACTGACCTATTTGTCCAGAAGCTGGATCAGTGGCAGCGTTTTGTATGGTAAGCCCTTCGGCTTGATTACCGTTGAAGTTTACTGTGTTTAAAAATTGTATTGCCATCGTTTTAGTTTAGTTTAAATATGCTTTTCCTGAAAATGGTGCAGAAAAAGTTATCGTTATGTTGTTTTTATCTACATATTCTACACTACCTTGTACTGTTGTGTTAAATGAATCTACTACAGTTACAGAAGGAAATGTATCTAAGTTGTGTGTTATGTTCCATGTAGCAGAAGATAATGTTTGAATAAATATAAAAGTTTGACCCATTGTTTTAATAGGATCAAGTTCTATAGCGTATAGGTTTTTATTATATATTTTACCTACACTTTCATTACTTGGTGTTAAATCTAATCTATATATATCACCTGCTACGAGTGTTATACTATTAAATTTATATATACCAAAAGAACCTAAATTATGCCTATCAGAAAATTTTATATAATTATCTGCAGGCTTGTGTTTATCGTCTACTGGGTTGTCTGTTAATAAATATTCTAAATAAGGTAACGCATTTGTTGCGTTAGGCATTTTAACATTTATATCTATTGTAGTTATATCAATAAAGTTAGTTCCATTACCACCATATCCATTAAAAAACAATTTACCATCTGTAACCCCAGAATCAGGTTCATTAACTATAAACTCCCAACTTATCTGTTTTAAATAAGCATTAGCATTATAGGTTGTCAANGCGTCAACACTGAAATTTCTAGTCTGGCCTGTTTGTATGTCAGTACCGATTAATATGTCTGAACCATCTGGCTGAGCCGTAGGGTACGATGATATTTTTGCCATACTATGTTAGTCTTATTCTTAATACTCCGGCGTTGTGATACAAACCACCAACTGGTATACCACCAGCAGCTGCAGCTGTATCNTCTGCAAAATTAAATCCTACTACTGAAGGTAAAATAACTCTAGGTATTTGAGGTGTACTTCCTTGGCTTCCGCCGTTAACACCACCCTCTGTTATTATTAAAGCATTTGCATTAGTAATTGTAGAACTACCTACTCCTACAACAAATTTAGTATCTCCTAAACCTAAATTTTTATCAGGAGTTGGATAACCACTAGCATTGTTTCTATAACCTAANGTCATTACATTTTGGCTTAGCGTTAAGTTGTTACCAATACCAAAACTCTCTCTTAATACCGCTGAACCAAAAGGCTGGTTATTGCCACCTATTATATATACAGCACTAGCGTTATTACCAGAAGGTAAGCTATTATCATAACCTAACACCATTATGTTAGAGTTTGAAGTGGATATATCATTATCGCCACCAGCTATGAAACTTGAACTAGCTTGTATTTGGTTATTATAACCAAGAGCTTGAGTTCTACGTGAAGAAGATAATGTATTTGAATTACCTACAGCAAAAGCATCGTTAGAATTTGTTATAGCATTTCCTTGTCCAAAAGCAACTGATTGATCTGAGTTAGTAGTAATTTGGTTACCACTACCTACAATTAAACAATGATCAGAACCTGATATGTTATCGTTATTACCAGCACCAATTACCATCGATGTGTTATCAACTTGTA